GCGCGAATCTCCAAAGATAATTCACCGGGATAGAAATGCAGCCGGAATATTTTGATATCGCTTGCGAGCGCATTGAGCAGGCACAAAAGCAAAAGAGGCTATTTGCATGAAAGGCTCCGCATCCATCAAGGAATCGAAGTGAGTCATTGGGGAACAATTGAGGATCGCGATGGCAATCGGCACATTGTTCCGTGTACTGATGACGGAACTATCCTTGGTGGCCATATTGCCGACATTGGATGTTTAGTGTGCCTTCCCCGTAAGGATCACGATTCCAAGGGCGTTATCTACGTGCATGACGATCCACAACGCGGAGGCAGCGAGCATGGCGATGTCCATTGATCCCGTACAAATTGGCGATGCCACGCTCTATCTCGGAGACTGCCGGGAGATCCTGCCGACGCTGCCGAGGGTTGACGCGGTGATAACTGACCCACCATATGGGATCGCTCACAAATCATCGTATGGGGCGTCTTGGCAGAATACTGTCATTGCGGGCGACAGCGATACGACGCTGCGTGACGAAATGCTGCAGCCATTCTCCGAGGTCGCCTCATTCGGCACTTGGAAAACGCCACCGATTGCAAATACGCGAGGGTGTCTTGTTTTTGATAAGGGGCCAGCGTTCGGAATGGGGGATCTTGCCTTCCCTTGGAAGCCCAGCTTCGAACTGATCTATATTCGAGGTCAGAATTGGAGCGGCAAACGCGATGAGGGCGTGCTGCGCGGCCATGTTCAGGTTAGCTGGGAAACTCAATTCAAGGGGCTTGGCGACCGCGAAAGTCGGTCGCATCCACATCAAAAGCCGGTTTCCCTTCTGTGCGCGCTAATCGACAAACACGATGCGGCTACGATTCTTGATCCGTTCATGGGATCGGGTACCACGGGCATAGCCTGCGCCAATTTAGGACGAAAATTCATTGGGATCGAGATCGAAGAGAAATACTTCGATATCGCATGTACACGCATCAAAGCCGCGTATGCACAAGGGAGGCTGTTCGCATGATTTATCGTGCCGCTATTTATTGGAACGCATGGCGCGGTAGAGGAGCCGGCAGGCTGGATCATTGGCTCTGGCTGTACTGGACCGTTCGCGGATGCTTTCCTGCGCAAAACGAGCCGAAGTCATGATCAAGGAATACGGTGAATCCGTTGGAACTGTCGCCGCATTACGGGCCCGCATCGCGGCGCTCGAGCAGGCGCTGCGTAAGCTGCGCAACGAAGTTCATGGCTCTCTGTACATGAACGAGCCAGAGATGCGCCAGGTCATCGGCAACACCAATTTCCAGTGTATCGAACTGCGGTTGCGCGAGGCCGAAGCATTGCTGCCGTCTCAGTCGGAAACGATTGCGAAGCCTACAAATTGGTTCGACGCTGGCTATCTCGAAAATGGCCATTGTTCATTTATGCAGGCCATGAATGGGTGGCATTACTGCTGTCGTCTGCCTCACGCCCATGACGGCCCTCACGTGGCGGACGACGGTCATACATCGAAAACCGGAGCCAAGCCTTGAACAACCACTGGAAGGCACACAAGCCCTATTGGGTCATCGATATGAACACCGATGAAGGGCACGGGCTCATCGGCCGCTGGTGGTTCGAGGATGGCAGGCGCATCCCTGAGCCGCCGGTCGCGGGTCTGCGTACCGCAACCTGGCATACGCGGCGTGAGGCGCTTCCGTATCTGAAACTCGCGCGGGCGTCACTGCCTCACGCAAGACTCGTGCGCGTCGAGGTGAAATTCGAGGCGATTACTTCTGACCGGGGAACGAAGCCATGAGGAAATTCCGCAAGGTTCCCAAGATGACATGCCACGACGTGGCGGCCTCGGTCTACGAAGGCGAGGGAGACCGGCTGTTCGTACTAGTCGAGGAATCCGACGGCGATCACAGTATCGCGCTTGAGCCATCCGAGGCCGCCGCGCTGCGCAATTTTCTTGGGGCAGCTTTAGGCATCAAGGCGAGTGACGCAGATGAGCGGTAACAAGGACCATTTTGTGATTATTTCAGGCCCGGAGCTAGCGGAGAAGTTAAGCCATGAAGTACTACGACAGCATGGGATTCGAGTCGCCGGATGGCATCTGGGCGCGCCGGGGTGATGTGGTCGATATCGAGTATTCAATCAAGCTACAAAGGCTGATTGAGAACCTGAAGTACGACACAGAGACGCCGTATCCTGAACTGCATCACCACAAGATGATCGTGGCGGCAAAGGGCCGCATCCGTGAGCTTGAGACCGAGCTTGCCGAGTGTCGCAACAGCCGACAGCGCGAACACGATCTGCGCGTGACGATTGCCGGTGAATTGGAATCATTCAAGATTCGCTATCAAGACGAAGTGAACGCCCGCGTAGACGCCGAGAACGAGCGGGACACCTTGCGCACCGGCTATGTCGCAGAATTACGGAAAGCAAAAGCCGAGCTTGCGACGGCCAAAATAGCCGCATTGGCACGCTCACCTTCACGCCCCGACAACGTGAGCCTCGGCCTCCCATCGAGTGACGCAAATGAGCACTGACAAATACGCCGAAGTGACCGATGCTGAACTGGCACTTTTTACGGCTGTCGAGAACCAGGGCAGGCTTGATTTCCCCCGGCTGTTCAGCGGCGGCAAAGGCCCGAAGCGATGGGCGCTGGCCGACGAGCTGCGCGCGTGGCGAGCTACTCATACTTCAACTTCGGAGCCCAAGTGACCGTGACGCGAGCCTACTACTGCAATCTTTGCGGCTCCAACGGCGCTGCCGAGCCATTGCGCGGTATCTACTGGAGACAGGAAGCCACCAAAGAATGCATGGTGGAAAAGCCAATGCGCGCCGTTGAGCACCATATCTGCGAGAAGTGTCTCGCGGACCTACGGAGCTTTCCAGTCAATCCAGAGGCAAAGGAATGAAGTTCATCGTGCGCATGACGGTCGAGCCGCCCGACAATTTGCCGCGCGCCGTGCCTGAGAAACAGTGGAAGCCCGTGACGAGCGAGATCCAATTGGCGGGCACGATAGCCGAGGCGCTAGAGGACATCGCGACGGCTCGCGTGTGGCACATCTGCAAGTCAGTGCGATTCGATATCGAGCCGCAACGTACTGCCGAAACAGGAGCGGAACCGTGACGAAAAAGATTCTCTTGACGCTCGTGGTATGGCTTGTATTCGCCATCCTCGAAACGCTTTTGCCTACGTGGCGATTTGCATTCCCGTCCGGTCTGATTACAGGACTGCTGTGGCACGACTGGATTTTTGCTACCGCCGAAACAGGAACGAAGCAATGAAGATGCGATTGAAGTGTGAAGATCCTAATCAGATCGTCTACACGGTAACGACGACTGCGACCGCCGCCGAGTGGGGGCACTTCCGCGATTGTCTTGACGACTTTGTTATGAAGAGCCTCCTGCCGCACCGAGATTTGGTCTATGGCTTTCGAAATCAGATCAATGATCTGCTCGCGCAGGCCCGCAAAATTTACTGGACGGCAGACTCACCGTCCGATGGAGGGGGAGAGCGTGGCTAAACTCCAAACCGCCTACAACCACGCCAGAGCAGTACGAGCCAAGTTCGAGACTGTTCCGATAGACGCGGGCGAGACCCCCTTGGGCACGCTTACCATGGCAACGCACCCGCCGCGCAGGAAGATCAAGGCTCGCGTCATCCGGGAGGCCGACTGGCGAAAAATCATGAAGCTGGTCTGCACGGCGTGGTCGGCCGATCCAGATTCTGATTCCGGTAGAGAGCTTTTAATAAGTGACGCCGTGGCGGAGCTTAAAGAGCATCTGCGTTCACAGGCCAGCGGAGGGGGAGAGCATGTATAGGAAATTACCCTGGCGCGTCCAAGACGACTTCCCATGGGCATTTTGTGATGCCGATGGCGTGCCAATAGGCGAGTGTTACGGATCTTCCAATGCTGGCGAGGTTGCAAAAGAAAACGCGGCTCGCATTGTGAGGGCGGTGAATGCCTATGGATCACAGTCTGATAGGCCAGGTGAGCTTGAGGTGGGATGAAAAGTGGGACTTGTTCGAATATCAAAAAGAGGTGATGGACCATGAAAACAATGATAGCGCTAGCCCTATTCTCTGGGGTGGCGAGTGCACAGACGTTTGATTTCGACTTAACGATGGGCTCTTACTCGTTCGATGGAACGATATCGCCTACCGTAGCAGTCACAGACGGGATCGGCGGCGGGATGCTGACTGAGGCCAATACGGGCTCTAGCGGTGGGGTGCTGATTAATCTCGAGGGGGCTTCCTCAGCTCAGGCGGCGGGATCGGAAATATGGACGCTGCAATACACGCTATCGGGTACGCAAATCGTGGGGGCGTTCTATACGCAGGATGGGAATAACGGATGGTCGTGCGGGAACGATACGCCGAGCGGGGGTAACGATTACTTGGGGGCGTGCAAGGGATCAGTCGTCGATCCGCCGGCAGCGGCACCGGAGATGGATTCGGGGACGGCGCTCGCAGCGCTTACTTTGCTGGGTGGCTTGCTGCTGGTTCGGCGAGGCAAACGCGCCTGACGTAGTCCTGAAGCTCGGCAATCTGCGCATCCGCCGCCTGCCCTATTTTTGCAACGGCTGGGGCGGGGTCAAAGCTTGGTCCAGCTGCTGTTGGTAGTTCGGGGGCTGCATGGCCTGCGGGTTGGGCGGTGGTGGCTTTGGGCAGAGCTGCGGGCGTGTAGTAACGCACGCAGGTAAGCACAGGGACAGGATCAGGAGTGGCGGCAATAGCTTTTGCATAGTCGATCGCCTCTTGGTTGATGGTTTGGGCATCGCTCTTTTGGATGACTTCGTTGTGCGCAACCTGGGCCGCAACGGCGGTCTTGTCCGCATTCTCGCAGCGCTTTGCCCCTTCGTGGCGCTCGTAGAGGACGAAGCCGAACAGCATCATCAATCCCACGACGATCTCACACGCGGTGCGCTCTAGGCTGGTCATTGAATTCTATCCATGAGTAGTTCGATGAGTCGGTCGAGCTCGATGAGAATGAATTCGGTGGATGAGCCTACGTGCTGGCGGTATCCCTCCACCTCGAGACGGAGTCCTCTGACCGAGGAGAGGATCTCCTCGAGCATTTCCTGTTGCGCCTTCGCAGTCACTTCTTGAGTCTCCAGAGTAGATAGGCAACGACAATCGATGTGGCTGCGGTGATAACGTGGTTTCTGAAAGTCTTCCAACCGTCGAGGTAGCGCTTGCTGTTTTTAGCCTTTTCGCGTTCATCGATCTCCCTGTTGATGGCTTTGGCCAACTCGACCGGGGTAAGCCCTTTGAGTATCTTCGCCATGTCGGACTGGCTTTTAAGGATTGCGCGCGTATCGATCGCGCGCTGGGTATCCATGCGGGCGAGCTTGGCGAGGAGCTCGACGCGCCATTCAAACTCACCGGGTGCCGCAGCGAGCGTGCGGAGCCTGCGCATGGTCTCGTCATCGATGAGCCGGAATTGATCCTGATCCACACTACTTCGACACCGTGGTTGAAGAAACGGTCGAGCTCGAAACCATTGTCTGCCCTGTCCAATCTCGTCCCCCGTCGCTATAGATCCGATAAACCCACGCCCCGATCCCATAGACTCCCGGCAGTACCACGGTCACGAATGCCGTCACCTGCACCGTACGCTCGGAGGATGGGAGGTTTTCGTACCACTTCACCATCCAGTCGGTGAGGCGAATCATCCACACTCCATAGACGGCGAGCACGATGCGCGGCACGATGCGCCAAGTGTCGAACACTTCTGCCGCGTCCAACCATGCCGCCTTGCACTTCACGCAACCGCCCCGCCGTTGTTCATGTAGACATCCATGAGATCCGCGAGCTTGGCCTGTGGCTGGCCACTGGTGCTGCCCGGAAGGGATGCCCAGATACCTGAGCAGCGGGCGATGGCTTGCTCTACCTGCCCCATGTTGATCAGGTCAAGCGCCCCCTTCCCCTTGATCAACCACACCGCCGCATCATCCTGTGAGGGTGCGGTGAAGTCAGGCAGAGAGAGTACGTGCTGCGCATCCGCCCAGGTCGCACGGATGATCTGATACCGCCCCGCGGCGGTCGAGAACGAATTGCCGTAAGCCGCTCCGCGCCATTCCCCCGTAATCGCGGGATGATTGGATAAGTCCTGAATCACGCAACCGAACCCAAAGACGCAACGGTACGGGTCCAAGGGCGCCGGCGGCCGATCAGTGCCCTCGCTATGGCTCACCAGGGAAAGGAACGCTGAGACATTCGGGGTCACTTGAGGAAATGCCCCACCACAAGTCCCGCGACGAGCGCACCAAACACTGACAGATATAGCACGTGTGCCTTGACCCATCCCATCGCTGCAATTTCATCGTCCTTCAGTTTCGCTACATAGCTCTTGACGTCGGTCTCTGCGGTCTTGAGTTCATCGGTCATGTGATTCTCCTTACGTGAAAAACACCGCGAGCAAGTACGCGGTAAAGGACCCGGCGAGCAGATTTATACGGCTCGATGGGATATTGATCGTCGCCAAGATCCCAAGCACCAAGGCGAGGATCAGAAAGAACAGGTGAGCGTTTAAAGCAATATGCATACGATCTCCTAGTACGTGTTCGGGTAATCGATCTCCAGCGCCTGAATCGTGGTATCCCCAGTGGTGGTCCCGGTCGCTACCACGGTCAATGTGTTTGCGGTGAGGAAGTCAACGCCCCCCAACGATGACGACACGGCTTGTACGATTGCTCCATTGAACTGCCCCTGGCCTGAGTAGCCCAAGATTCCGCTAGCTCCAGCGAATTGGACCGTCAGCAACACCTCGAGAACCCACGGCTTACCATTCGCCGAGAGACTGCCGGTATTCAAAAGCACGTTGCCGTTCCACTCGATAGCCACCGACTTGGCATCGGCATTCGAAGCCGTCACTCCCGAGATGCGTACGCGCATCGTCATATTGAGTGCTTCGAGAAGATTGCCTACAACCGTGTAACTCGCAACCGTCGTGGTCGAGCTCCCCTGGTTCGTGCCCGAGTTGGGGAATGCGGTTTGCTGGATGAAGGACGGAATATTGCGACAGAGCGCCGCAGGTTGTCCAAAATTGTAGTTGCCGAGGCTTGCGCCGATCACCCGGTTGCCATCGACAATAGTTCCGGTGCCCGGAGTGCCTATGCACCCGACGCCGTAGGTCATGTTGTAGCCCGCGGTAAGTGTCTTGATGGAGTTGCCGAGTACGACCATGTCCATGCCCGCGTCCATCTGAATCGCGGGGCACGCCACTCCAGAACCGCAGTCTTCTAACGCATTGCCCATGATCGTGACGTTCCCTGGAGCGCCCCCATTGACGATGATCGAGGGTCCTCCAGTACGAGCGATCGAGCAGCCGATGATCTGCGTGTTGAATGGCGAAAAAGCCTGACCTAACGAGATGCCAGGTTGCTGGGTATAGAAGGCGTTGCCGATGTCGTGGATCTCGTGATCCATGATCACTGTACGCTGATTGGCTCCTAAGAATGAGTTGTAGTCTGTGCCAATACCGCCCTGGCCGCACTTATAGGTCTTGCCGCCTTGGATCAGCAGGCTCCCGGTGCCGTGCTCGTGGCCGAAACCGTTATTGTCGTGGGCGACCACACCAAAGAACTGCAGTCCGTTCGCGCACGCAAAGCAGTTGAAGCCGTCTTCGCCGTTGTAGCGCGCAAGGCAATTGACGAACTTTGCGCCAGCACTGTAGTAGGGATTGCTGAAGGCGCCATTTGGCTCATAACCGCCGATTGCGAATCCAGCCATCATGCCGTACTCGCAAATCACATCATCGCACACCAAATCAGTGATCGTGTAGGGGACCGGATAACCGTGGATCTGTAGCATGCTTGCGTAGTTCCGCGCGTTCGCTGCTTGCTGTCCGACAAGCGCCGGCGGGAAAGGTCCGGTGATCCGGATCCCGTAAATGCGCACCGTGCTCTGATTGCCGAAGATCGGAAAGACATTGACCGCGCCGAGACCTGTCGCAAGGGAGAGTACGCTGTTCTCGGTGCGAATGATCTGCGTGCAAGCAGAGCCATCGCCGAACAGGGTAAAATTAGATTTCCATATAACGAAGGCAGATGCGAACTGCGTCTGGTTGAAAAGGTACGTGCCCGCCGGTGCGTACACCGAAGCATTCGAGGCGTGCGCGGCAATGAATGCGGCGGTGGAATCAGATGCACCTGTGGGATCGGCTCCCGCATAGCGCAGCACGTTGCCAGGCGCGTAACCAAGGTTGGCCGGCACGACACCAGCAGCGGACTCGCCAGGAGTGATCGGATAGAGCGCCGCGCCGATCGACTGCTGCGTGACATTCGATCCTGGCAGAGCAGCAACAACGATCGCGTTACCGTTCGTGTCGAACCCAAGATACTGGAGCGCGCGCGCGGGCGATGGCGGCAGGAGCATTGAGGGTGCTACGTCGCCATCCTGCGCCCTGAGCGCGCGGTTCACCTGATCCTGAAGCCTCAATACCATCTGCGTGAGGCGGTCCATGTTCTGCTGCACGGCGCTTGAGGGAAATGCAACGCCATAGCTGTACTGGGTCTGCTGCGTCTGCGTGGGGTCGAGAATGACCTGGAGCGTATAACCGCTCGCAAAGGGCGACGTGAACTGACCCGTCTGCGTCGTGAGATTCCACTGTTGCGGTGAGTCACTACCGGTGGACGCGAGTGTGTAATCGCCGCCGAGCGCGAGCATCGTCGAGACACCCGTCGAGACGTTCGTTAGCAGCACCACGAAGTCAGTCTCGAGATAGGCTTGAATGTCGATGCCGAACACTGTCGTTGTGCCGTTGCACTGAAAAGACTGTCGGGCGGTGGGGGATGCGATAGTCATTGCACATTCTCCGCGAATCGGTCCGCGTTAGATTTTCCAGGTAGTTCGAAGGAATCGCCGACCGCATCTTCGAGTGCGTTGATGCCGTTACGCGCGTACCAGAGGTTTTGCCCTGGAGCAAGGCGCCGCATGAAGTGAAGATCGGCGCGCGAGACACCTTTCTCACCGTTCTCGGTATCGGCCAAGAATTTCGCAGGGAGCTGCTTTGAGTAAAGCGATGCTAACGTCCCCGCGGTCGGGCCGCCGATGGTCTCGACAGGGTCCCGATCCGACCACCGCGACAGGTTCTTCATCCCCATCATCCAAAGCGAGGGGAATACATAGTCCGACGTCCAGCCCATGAGGTTCGATTTGTCGAGCACCTCAAGGGCGAACTTCGGCGAATCCCACGGCTCGATGGGTTGGCCAGCTGCGGTTTGCTTCGAGACATAGGAGAGCGTTCCCATGGCCGTGAGCGCGAGAAATGCCTGCGCGGCACGGGGGTCGCCATGCGCCAATCCCTGCATCAGCGGATTGACGACAGAGCGCTGCGCGGCGTAACCGAACGTCGTGAACTGACGGAGGGTCTTGCCCCACTCCGTTGACATAAAGAGCGGCGTATCACCCACCCCGGGGTGGAGGGTGACGGAATGCGCATCGCGCAGGACGGCTGACTCGAACACGGAAGCAGCTTCCTTGTCAGTCCACTGATCCGACATACCGAAATTGAGGCCGTTGACCTTCGCGCCAAACTCTTCGTGCTGAGCGGCGATGCGGGTGAGCATGTTCTGATCGATCCCCGCTGCGGCCATGCGCGCGAGCAGGTTCTTGTTCACCGCCGTGCCGGCCGCCACCTTGCCGGCGGTTCGGATGAGCTCGTCCTGCGCCATGGTCGAGGTGAGCTGCTGGACCGCGGTGATCAGCGGCGTCTCACCGGTCGTGATCGTGAACGCCTTCGACATGCGGTTCGCGATCTGCTGCGGTAGCCAGTCGGAGTGATTCGAATAGTCCCCGAGCATGGAAGCAGTTGCGTTCATGCTCATATCGAGCCCGGCCCCCATGCGCTTCGCTTGGCTCCGCGTCAGGTTAAAGGCTTCGGGACTGGTCAGCACTTTGCCGATGGCCGAAAAGGTCTGCGGCAAGCCGTAGCGCATCATGACATTCGCCATATCAGGGAAATGCGCGAGGGTCGCAGCGCCCAAGAGGCGCAGCGCGTTGACCGATCGCAGTATCCGTCCGGCGCGCACCGCAAAGCTTCCCGGATCCTTTGGCTGGCCATAGATACCGTAAAGGCGGTCGCGCACCGCGGCGAGGTCGCGTACATCGGCCTCCATGCGCTTGTACAGATCCTGCTTCTTGCCATCGTCGGTCTCGCGTTCGATCATCCGGGCGTAATCGTCTTTCATGTCGGCGAGCTGGTCCGCCATGTCGATCGAGCCAAAGCGTTCACGCATCTCGACTTCCGGGGCAAGCGAGCGCAGGTAGGAGTCCGATAGAGAATCGATGTTGTTGTTCAAGTACGGCTCAAGCAGCGTGTCGGGTAAATCGAGCGTGCGCTCTTTCAACTGTCCCGATCCAGGTACAGATTCGAGCGTCTTCCAATCCATCGTGCCGCGCTCTGAGCCCAAGACGTTGCGCGTCACGGAATGGGCGATATCGCGCGCCTCGGCCACATCGACGCCCTGTCCCATAAAGCCGCGGGTGAGCCTGTCCATCCAGTCGGAGAGGTTGCCGCGGATCTTCTGGCCATCGTATTGGCGCATGAGGTAGGACTCCGCACCTTTCGCCCGGACATTTTCGGGAAGCGCACCTACTTTCTGCGCACGCACTTTCAACGGCTCGAACACGATCCGGCGCGTATCCTTAGCGGCCTTTGCGACTTCTGGTATCTGGTGGGTGTCGCCGCGGCGCATCGCCTTTGCGACTTCCTCGCCGAATTCCTTACGCGAGAGCGGCTGCTCGCCGGTCCCGGCAATACGTTCTCGGTACGCCTTGAACGCCTTGCCGCGTGCCAGCATACCCTGCCAATGCACGCCCTTCTGTTTCCACAACTCGCGCTCGATGGGCGACGCTGTGGCGATCCCCTCGTGGTTCTTGGTCGTCGTCTCGGGGATGTTGGCAAGCTCTTGGATGAGTCGGCGGGACTGTAGGGACGGCGATGCCATGAGCCGCGCGCCGGGGGAGACCTGGCCGAGCGGGCCCTCGGCCAATGTCTGCGCGCCGCGCGCGATGGTCTCACCGCGCATCGTGGGGCCTGAAACACCGGCGGCACCGAAGGACTGTTCATCGGTGGGATTGACCTTGAATCCCGATTCTTCGGGGATTTCCGTTATGGCCTGCGGGACTTCGGGGAGTTTCAATTGCTGTGCCTGCGCGGCTTCCGCGCCGATCTTTTCGGCCTGCTCACTCGGAACCCGCACTTCCGTGTCGCCTACTTTGACCGTCGATGTGCCGTTGCCGTGGTCATGCGCACCGCCCTCCTTCGCCATTTCACCCTCAACAGGTTCCGGCGCTTTGATGGGGGCAGGTTCGGATGCGGGATGCGCAGCCGGAACCTTCACGCTCTCTTCTGGGATGATGCGCTGGATACCGTCAATGGGGCCGAGAACTTTTTCAGAGCCAGACCATAGTGATCCTGTCCCTGGTGTACGTTCCGGTTGAAGATCCGCGCCCAGTCGATCGAATATGGATTTCGAGACATGCGGTGAAATAGCAGCGCCGAGGATGCCACCGACGACTGTGGAAGCGGCGATATTGAGAGCTGATTCGCCCTTCGTGCGAGTCAATTCCATGCCCTGCATCGCACCTTCCTGCGCCGCCGTAGTCGCGCCGGCGGCCAGCGCGAATCGTCCGGCCTGTGCTAGCCGTGTTTCGCCGCCCAACGGCAGCGCCATGCTCGCGATCGTCAATGGATCGGTGAGGCCAGCCGCCATGGTGGTGGCGACGCCCGGCCAGCCCGCAGCGGCGATGGTCTTGCGGTCGGCGTTCTCGCGATCCACCTTTTCCTTACGCCACTGCATTTCCTGGGGCGAGGTGGCCCCGACGAAAGCTGAAGCCTGCGACTCGTAGCCCTTCGGGATGCTGGTGAGTGGGTCGAAGCCGGGAACGGCTTTGGCGTCCGGCGGCGGCTGCGAGATGTAGTCATACAGCGTGCCGGCAAGGTTGGACGTGCGCTCGGCGGCTGCGGCAGTGTCGAGGAATGACGGAGACGCCGGCGCAGCAGGCTTCGCCGGGAGAGAGAGCGGTGCGCCCTTCTGCATCTCCAAATCGGTATCTTGTGGCAGGAGCGGCATCAGAATCCGGGCACTGGCGCCCGCCCTCCCTTCTCCTGCGCACCGCTGAAAGCGTCGTACTCCGCTTTGTGCGCGATGTAGTCGGACTCTTGGAGCGCCTTCGCTTTCGCCAAGCCTTCCTTCGCCAACCGATCGCGCTCCGCGCGCACCGCATCCGTCGCATCCGGGATCTGGTAACGAATAGGCTTATTGTCCGGTCCGCGAATCACATCGTAGGCACCGAACTGATCCGGAACGGAAAGCCCCCACACGCGCCCCTGTGTGGTCGCTGTATCGGTCGTTGGCGTCAAGCGCACCTTGGATGGGTCATACGGTCCCGCGGCTGTCACGGACGATGCGATGTCGTCGCGGATCATCTTCGTGGTGAGGCCGGGAAACATCGCCTCCGGTGCGTACTGCATGAACTCGCGCTGACCGTTGACCTGGGTCACACCCCACGACTGTCGCAGGTCATGCGCGGCCAGATCGCGCGCCTGCGCGATATTCCCGCCCGTCGCTTTGTAGTAGCTCTGCTGCAGCTGCTCGAACTCACCCTCCATCGCGGGCGGGATGTTAGGCAGGCTCCCAAGACCCCAGGACTTGAAGGTTTTGAGTTCGCTCCTGAGCGCAGTCGGCGCGCTCGAGGCAAAGGCATGCTGATTTGCGTTGTAGGTCTCGTCCAAGCGCTTGAGCGCTGCGTCAGGTAAATCATTGATCTTGCGCGCGGTCTCGACGGCTTGTTGCGCCGGTGTCCCGGCCTGCGTCATGTCGTTGATCATCTTCGCCTGCGCCTTTTCCTTATCCTCGAGCGCGTAGCCGATACCCAGCGGGCTCGCCTCCTCCATGCGGCTGATGGCTTGTGCGCCCTGCGCGGCCGACTGCGGATCGCCGCTCACGAGATTCGCGCGCGCCCACGAGAGGACAGGTTCCGGAACCACCCCGGTGCGTGAGGCGATATCGGCACCGCGATTGGTCCATTCGGCTGACCCGGGCTGCACGTTCTTCGTCAGCTGACTGAAGAGCGCCGCGACACCCGTTTTGACATCTTTGTCCTTCGGGTCGAGCGGCTTCCCGTTCTTGTACGCGTCCAAATAAGCCGAGAGGTCCGCTTGATCGCCCGCTTGGGATTCCATCGCGCGGCCGATGCGCCCGCGATATTCCCCCGCCTGTTCGCCCGTGAAGGCGCCGTTGCGCCAGAGCGATAGCGCCAAGCCTGAATCGCTGGGAAGCGGCTTACCCTCCCCCAAGCGCTCCTCGAGGCCCATGATGTCTTGCTGGTGGGTTTGGCGCGCTTCAGCGTGCCACTGCTGCAACCCGCGCTCTACGTCCGATCGTATGGACGCCTTTACCTCATCCGTCTGGTGGAGCTTGTCGATGGCGGATAGCGCCTGCGCGCCCGCGATGGGTCCCTGATTTCGGTAGGTATTGACCACCCCGTCTGACACCTGATTCGAATACTGCGCGGTGGCGTGGGATTGGATCGCCTCGCGCTGCTCGTCATTCAAGCTCGATAGGACGCTTTTGAGATTGGCCGGTGCATTCTCCGGGTCCTTGAGCGCCGCGAGCATTCCGGCGGGATTCTGCCGAGTCATGCCCGCGGCGGCCGACTGGGACAGCTGCTCGTTCACCGCACGCGCAAGGCGCAGCCGCGTCGAGGGATCGCCGCCTGCGGTATTGATCTGATCCATGAGGGTCGAGCCGACGCTCTGCGCAAGCTCCGGATGCGCCTCGACCACGGCGGCTTGCGTCTTGAGGTTCGTCTGGATCGAATCGAACCTTGCGGCAACTCGCTGCTGCGCCTCCCACTGGAGGTTATGTTCAAAAAGCGTGTCCGAAAGGTCTGAGATGCCTTTCTGTAGCATGGTGGAGGCGACAGGATTGCCCTGCGCTTTCTGCACCATGGTCGCGCCGGCTTTATCGATCTGAGCTTTGAAGTTCGCAGCAAATTCCCCGGGGTCGCCGGTGGGTGCGTTGTCCTTCGCCTGCTGCAGCTGCTGAATCGCTTGGGTGCGAAACTGCGCAATCTGATCGCCCGCCCAGCTCGCCGAATCCGCGGTGTATTTTTTGGCCGTGGCAGTCGCTGCGTCCGCGAAGCCACCGACCACGTTCGGCGGCTCCTCCATGTATGGAACGACCTTGCGCGGGAAGTCCTCCGGCGTCACATTCGGTGCCGCAACCTCCTCATCGGGTACCCCACGCGCCATCAGCCGCTATCCCCGGGGAGCAACTGCGGGTTGTTCTGCGCGGTGGAGGGCTGAATCATCTGCGGCATGCCTGCGGTGTAGTTGCTGCCGATGCCTTTCAAGAGTGCCGCGCCCGCCAGCAGGCTCTGCTGATTTCCCTGGTTCTCCATGTTCTGGGATTCGACCCCGTAGCCGTAGCCGGTGAGCGTGCCGTGATACTTGGTGTTCAGGGCGTCCAACTCGTCATTCACGGCCGAGTTATCGAGCGCGGTCTCACTCGACCCGCCATACCCCACACCCGCCGCACCGAAGGCCGCCGCTTGTCGGCCGATCTGCTGGCGTCCGGCGCGAATGACCATGCCTTCTTGGGCCGCACCCTGATTGACCGCCAGGTTCGATTCGTTCTGCGCGACCTTCGCGTTATAGAGGGATGTTTGCGCAGACTTGCCCGCGCTATAGACCGCAGAGGCGGCGGCGAGGTAGGGGGCAGCGACGGCTAAGAAAGCCATGGGGTCCGTCCGAATCGCACGTGCGTTTCTCCTTTCAACCCGTATCCCGGCATCTCGCCCTCACGCCGAAATCCCAATAGCTCGAGCCATCGGCAGCCCTGGTTGAATCCCAGTTCAACCGTCGCTTCAAGTCGAACCCACTCGCGCGCGGTGATAAAGCGCTTCACACCGAAGTGAATGCGCGGCATGAGCATTTTCGGTATCTCACCCAACAAGCCCCACACGATTCCATGCTTCGGATAAGTCTCGATGATTCCGCCGCAGATGAGCACCCGGTCGCCCCAGAACGCCGTCACGGCCGCACCGGGTGGTGCTTGGATCATTTCACCCGCCATCGACAACTCCCGCTTCTGCGCCTCCTGCGGGCCTTGCGCGCGCATCAGCTCGATGTGATACGGCTCGAAGCGTTTCACGTGAAACGTCATGGGTCCGCCACGTTGTAGATCGGGAAAAGTCCGACTACCGTCAGGGGGAGGGGCAAGTTCTGCTGCACCAAGATGTAGAAATCGCTCTTGTCCTGCGGGGAGTTCGGGCATGCGGGGAACGCGACAGGGAAATCACCCGATTGAATAGGGGGCGCCGTGTTCAATGGCGTCGTGGTCATGTTCATCTGCACGATCTCGGACTGCTGCGGGGTGATCGTGGTAAGCCCCAAGGGATCCTGATACACGCCCGTTGTCGTGTTGACGTTGGTCAATTGCGAAATCGTGCAGCCGAAGGAATCGACCAAGCGAATCACGAGCTTTGTGCCGGTCTTGATCTTCCCTTGCGCGGTTCCCACCGCCGCGCCGCCCTCGATACGCATCGGCACCAAATTCCCCTGATATGGGAAACCCACCGTCACGGTGCTGAAGGAGCCTTGCAGCGTGATCGTGCCGCCCATGGGCACGACCTGCTGCGGCTGCGCGCCGCCATCCGCCAGAATGGATACCGTCTGTCCCCACATGACCGCGGGAAGGCCGGTAATGGTCGTCGTGGGAGATCCTGCATATTGCACCCCGCAATCGACGTACCAGGCTGAGGACTGGGCATCTCCCGCATAACCCGCTTGGGGGCCCTCGTACTGCTTGACCATGTACTCAACGGTGCGCACCGTCTGGCCATTGATCGTGCGGTTGACGATCAGCCAGATTTCATCGCGCAGGCCGTCAGGTGCGGGGATCGAGACAGCGGACTCAACCAAGCCGCCATTGCCCATGTTGTGGCGGTCCCATGCCGTCACGGCGTCCTCACGGTTGAAGGTGTACGAGAGAAGCGTCCCATCCTGACGCCAGCCCCAAAGGATTGACCACGGCTCTTGCTGGTAGCAAAAGCCTGACAACCCACCAATCGTGATGTGATAGGCGCTCTTATTTTGATCGGTCGAGTCGTACCGATTCAGGTAAAAGTTGTAGTCCATGGCGAAGATCTTTCGCCCCGCGCGCTGCGCGTAAAGAACGGTGGTGCCGACGAGCTGCGGCGTGATCGGCCGGCAGCGCCACTGACTCTGCCGTAGGCACTCGATGTTCGCAGGTCCCAAGGGCGAGGCCGAATAGTTCGCCGAGTCGATGCCGTACTCCCCGCCCGTTGTCCCGACCAGCAGGATGATCGCCGCGGAGAGCCACACGATATTGTCTGACCCGGGAACTGTGATATTGATCGCCGAATCGGTCGTTTGGACGTTGTTGAAATCCGGGGTATGCGAGTTGTAGAGACCTGGAACGGACCCGAAAACCTGGTGCTTGGTGGCCCAACACAGCCGATCCTTGAACTCATCCACCGCGCGTGGCCACTCGGTGGTGTTGGACCATGCTCCTAATTGCCATTCGGTGGTCGCGTTCATGACGAACGTGCCGCCGGAGGTGTAGGTACCAAACGTGGTCGAATCGGTGCCCGCCAACTGTACAGAGGGGCCACCTTGCGCCTGAGCGGAAAGGAACGACCCCACAGGGTTATTGTTGCCATTCAACTGCGTCATGCCCTGGACGCCCGTGATGAAGATCGCGGAACCCTGCGGGATGGAGCTCGCCCCGAGACTCGTCGTCACGACGCAGGGATACGCGTTCGTGATCGCAGATATCGAGCCTACCAACCCCACCACGTTCGCCGGGAAGCGTTTTAATACATTCGCGGTGACTTGGGTCGGCGAGATATAGGCGGTGATTTGCGCGATACCATAGTTCGAATCGGTGTAGAGCCAGATGATTCCCGAGGTCCCCATGCCGTCGGTCACAGAACCTGCGGTATGCACCGGAGGCGAAACGCCGGAAGTCCCCGAGGTCAGAGCGATATAGTTGTTTCCGTTATTCGTGCAGATCTGGCCCGTGGTCCAGCCCACATCAGTCTGCCAGGGGATCTGGTTGAACAACTGCGAGGCAATGCGCACCAACCGCCCCACATCGGTCGAGGCAAAGACATTCCCGCCGTAGGCGTTGATGGTGATACCCAAACCTTGCTCGGCGGAGACGGTGAGCGCGATCTCAGAGCCCGGGGTGAGCGGCAGCGGATCAGCGAAAGGGCCATCGGTCGGCGAGTATTGCGCGAACACCCAATTCGGCGGCGCGTTGTTGTAGCGCGTGAGCGTGTAGGGGGCATATCCGACACCCGCGGGACCCGTACCTGCAGCCCCGCCCGCGATGTAGTAGACATCGCCTGACTGCTTCACCTGTAAGGTAAATTCGCCTAGGGAGTCAGTGAGATCCACCGCCGCATATGGCGAAGGAATCTCATAAATCGCGACCGTGGCTGAGCCGTTGTATGAGGGCATGGGATACCAGTAGGCGGTGTTAGTAACGGCCTCTCCGGTATTTGCCTGGACACAATAGTACTGAGCACCTGACTCAAGTACGCTCGCTCCGATAGCGTAAGGCGTCGCGATATTCCAAGCAGCCACACCAGTCGAGAGCAGCGGGCCGTGATTGGTATAGAAGCGAACGTAGTAATTCCCGAACTCGATGACGAAGGCCTGGAGCTGGGAGAACTCGAAGGGGACGAGCCAGGAGCGATTCGCTGAATTCTTGACGGGCTGGACATACGCCGTCCCTTGCCGAAAGGTCGAGGGTCCTTGTTTCAAGGAAATCATGTTCTGCGAGATGTGACTCGCAGTCGGGTAGCGCTCCTGATCGACGCGCCCCTCCATCTGGGGGGACCATTCCCCACTCCCGAAAGATGCGATGGCGGGCGAGGCGCGCGCCATCTACTGCATTCTCGCAAGAATCCATTCGCTGTCCCCCGGATAACCGGGCGGATTGACCAGCGCACCGGAGGCCAGCGCATCCGCCATTGCCTTATCCTTGCGCTTCTCGGCGGTCGCCTGTTTGGCATCGGACCCCGTGATGCGCTCGCACGTCGTCCACGCCAGCTGCCCCGCAAAGGCGATGCAGAAGTTCGCGTTGAAAAACGTCGTATCCGTGATATCGGCGATGTACTGAAGCGAGACAGGCGAGCCGTAGTCGCAGAGGAGCAAATTCCCCTCTATCGAATAGTCGGCATCCGTCGGCCCCTGACGATAGTCGGACAAGTCCAGCCCCGCATACATATCGCCGACCTGCAGGACGCGGATATAGTCTGACGGCAGCGCGTAGCACGTAGTGAACGGACCCGAGGCCGGAACGGTGGTCGAGGCGGCCAAAGATGTCCGCTTGACCGAGAATCGCCAGATGCCGGGCCCCTCGAGCATCCCGCGACGGATCGTGTCGTAGACGGAGGAAATCTGCTGCGCGCGGTCCGAAGGATCAGGCGGAAAAAGACTCGTGATGCCCGGTTGGCCGAGAATCGTACAAGCCAAATTCGCGATGTCGATCTGTGAACTCACGGTTCCCGAAGCTAGGGAAATCAGCGGGCACAATCAAACCGCGAAGTACGGAACCTTGAAGCTTGTCCCCGCGACGTTGATCACGAGATACGCCTGTACGGTGGCAGGCAATGCGCCGCCGGAACCTGCGGTGGCGCTCGCCGCCGTAGTCGCACCGAACCCGACCTGACCCGAGCTCACCGTGGGCGCTGCCGCTGTCAAGACTTCCGTGGCAGAGGTCACAGTCCCGCTCGCCGCTACGTTGGTGAACGTCGGTGAGCCACCGCTCGTCAATACGCCAAGATCACCCGACACTTACCACACCACCCGAGCAATCGAGGCATAGAGCGCCGTCGGTGTGCCGCCTGTGACGGTGAGTACGATCACGCAGGGAGGCAGGTAGACGATGCCCACCCCGTTCGCGGTGAATACGGCTTGCGAGGGTGATACGGGGAGAAGCGTCGCGCCATCAGGCCCGAGCATGTTCAAGGTTGCCGTTGCGCCGTTCCAGTTAGAAGACACGGCCGCAATGACCATGATGCCGCCCGGGCAATCGACCTGCGTGCCGGCCTGGATCGCAGTACCGGCCGCCGTGTTTGGGTTTGCGAGGATCGCGGCCCAGGATGCGGCCATAGCCTATTCCAGTACGTTCGTATCGCGAATCAGGTACTGCTGCAGGTAATTCAAGAGCTGAATCACCTCGCCTTTCCTCAAGGCACGCGTCCCTGTGGTCGATTGCGCATCGGTGATCGCGGTCGCGGTCTGGTCGATGCGAATCTCGAGCTCACCCGCGGCAGGCGCATTGGTGCCGACTTGCACGGCCTCCAAGCCCTGACCCGTTGTCAGCAACGCAAAGGTGACGTTATAACTGACCGCCGCCATTTACCGGACCCAGGAGTACTGCAGCGTGATGTTGCCGTTCGCCGTGGGGGCGGTCGTCGCGGTGGCGGTCAGCAGGAACTCGTAGAACGGGTCCTGCACCATGCCCAAGAGTTCCCATACGCGAAGGCTTGCATTCGATGCGGAGGCACCCACCGCGCCGATCAAAGGCGTATAGACGCTCTTCCATGTGGTGTTCGCTGCGGCGGTGGATATACCGGTCCCGAAGATCTGGTCCGCATTCGGAATCGGCACGACACCGGGGGCTGCGGTCACACTGCCCCCGGTCGTCCAGTTGCCCGAAGGCGGCGCGCTGTTCGTGTTGCCGGTCGTGCAGTAGTAGATGACGTTGTTGTACTGGACGACGTTGCCCGGTACATAGGCCGTGGTGGAGTTCCATGTCTGCACCGAATACCCCGGTCCGCCCATGTTGAGCGACTGCAGGTCGTTCGTGTACACGCCCAATTTCCACACACCCGCGGTGGTGGCGTCGTTCATCAGCTGGATGTCCTGCACACGAACACCCGAGGGGACGAAGCCGAACTTGTACACCGAGGCGATGGAGTCGGTCGATACCGCTCCGACCGTGCCGACCGTGATCGTATCGTTTCCACCGGCCAGGTAGCCGCTGGAGAGGACGCGGGGCTGCGCCTCGTAGTTCGAAACGAGGGTTGAAAGCCGAGTGACTACCGCCATTCCCTACTCCTTACCGAGCCCAGATCTGGTAGACGCGGTTCTCTTCCAAGCGAGTCGCGCCTGCCGTCATGAATACGTAGCACTGCCACGGCTCTGACTGCAGGTCATGCCGCTGGCTGATGTTCGTGGAAATATCGTTCCAGATGCCCAAATGCATGCCCTCGCGCTGCCAGAGGTGCACCTTGACGGAAGTGCCCGACTGATCGTCCGTGCCGGTGAGCAAGCGCTCTGAGCGCACGAAGTCGATGCCGAGAAAGCGCTTCACGCGCCCTTCCTCGAGCACCGGCTGGTCGTTGAAGTCGCGAGACACAACCTGTGCTTCTGCCATCAGGTTATCCAGCTGGCGCGCGCCCGCCACGACAACGAGACCCGAATTCGAGTCGCCGGGATCACCCTCCTCATCGGAATAGGCTTCGTTTTGCTCCGCGAGCATCTTCGCCTGGCGAAGTTTCGCGACGGTGAGACCGGTCGGAGCGGTCGCGCCCTGCTGGACAGAGATGACGTTGCCCGCAGGCAGCACCACCGAAGTCGCACCCGCCACGCCCGTCTGAGCGGTACCGGACAGTGCGGCAATGATCAGGTCGTCATACTGACGATTCGCGGCGTTCTTCGCGTTGTTCGTGAACTTGCCCTTGGGGTCGATCTGCAAGCGCAGCTTGTCGAAGTTGTCGAACAACTGCGGCAAGTCGAAGTCCGACGGATACACCCAGCGCCGATTGGTCGGCGCATCGACCCGCTGCATGGGGCCATAGCGCTGCGTAACGGGCTGCATCGCGATCGGTCCCACCTGCTCGACCGGGGATGCGGCTTGACCGACGTATTTGTCCTCCGTGCACCACTTGCGAAGACGGGAAGTCTTCTGTTGCACGAGTTCGTTCAGCTGCTTGGCGAACTGCTGGACGTAGAACGTAACGATATTGGTTGACATGAAACAAGGGCTCCGAAAAGGAAGTAATCACTTCGTTCTCGAAGGCCTTGTCCCGTGAGGGGGGCGCTTCTAGCCGGAGAAGTCCGGCTTACGCTATGCGCTTTCGCATCGTCAGCGGGGGCCGTGACCTTATCCGCTTGGAGTAGGACGCTACTGACATGCCCGGGCACATGCAAGCACCCGGGCACATCGAGTTCACAAAATCATTGCGTCGTGGTGGAGGGATATCCGCTCGAGATGATTCCGGCGAGCTCCTGCTCGCGCTTCGAGCCCGTCGCACGCCACTGCGCATCCGTGATTTTCCCTGACGAGCGATCCGCCATCAGTTGATTATATTCGGCCTGCGCCGCGGCCACGCCGCCGCCATCGAAGTTACCCGGGGGGTTATTGCCGCCCGGCGTGCCAATCTCCTGATTGCCTGACCCCAGCTTCCACATCGCCTTCATGAATTTCGGCGTCGTCATCACGCCTTCGAGCACGCGGAGTTGGTGCTCATCCAAGCCGCCGACCTCGTTCGCGAGCCACGCTTTACCGCGCGCGGCAATCTGCACGCGCTCCTTGTAGTTCGGTCCCCACTCGACCTCCAGCGCACGCAGATCCTCACCGGACTTACGATCTTCTTGTGCGCGGATCTCGGCTTCCATCTTCTGGATGGCCTTCTCGTAGCCTTGCACGAGGAGCGGGGCTTGCGCGGCCGGCACGCCTGCTTCGTGCAGGACTTCAGCCATGTAGCCGGTGAACTGCGGGTAGGGCGTGTTGGCGGGTGCCTCGA